TTCATTAACACTAACTCTTGGTCTGCCTTGTCTTCTAAGAACGTCTGAGCGTCTCCGTAGGGACTAAATGCAGCCATTCCTGCAAGAGCTTGGTTGTATGAAGTAACCTCGGCAGCATCTATCATAGCCTGTTGAGATATTCCTTCTTCAGAAACGTAGCCCATGTGCGAATGTGTAATCCCTGCGCCTACTAACTGTGTTCCTAAGTCTACCTTGTCTCTAATTCGTACAGAAGTCTGTACTAAATCATCTAACTCATTTGCTTGAGCTACGGAATTTATCGCTAACAGACTCATCATCAGTGTCAATGCTATCTTCATTGATTGTTTTTCCTATGTTTAAGAGGTTATTATACCATATTTGATTGCTTGTAAGCTTCTTTTCAACTGTGCCATAGTCCGGTATGTAAGTCTCAGGTTCCATCTTCATCACTAAAAAGGCTCGTTTACCTACAATCAACTGTCCGTTGTTGAGTATAGGGCAGGGAGTACCGGAGACAAACATAGACCTCCAGACTTTTACGTCTTCACACATCCTTGCAATTGCAGCAACCTTCATCCCAAGGTCGCTTAGTACCTTTGCATCCCTGCGTCTATTACAGTTCAAATCTTCTACGTGAGAGCCTTTAGAGAATCCTAGCATAGTAGTCTGGATAGAACCTGAAGTACCTTGTAGGCATGTTTCAGACCCGTTAGCCATATAAGAGGGGGCTATTGCAGACCCTACAGGTATAGGACTACCCGCACCTGCACCGTTGTACGTATTAGATGTAGAATCATCTGTAGTAGTATTGTTACTGGACACAGTAGAATCAACATTAGAAGTGTTTAAACTTCCTTCCTGTTGATTATCTGCTGTTGCAGACAACGCAACAAACAACAATGCAAGCAACACTCTCACTTAGTAGCACCAAGCTACAGAAGTTTTACCATCGTGAATAGCCCTGTCGTCCACATGGATAAAACCACGAGCCACTCCAACGCCGCTAAACCCAAGCAGGAGCGCCTGTTCAATAATCTTGTATCGTTGACTTCCGCCAGTTGTTTTAATGTCTGCTGCATAACCTTGGGCATGTGTTCCGGGTTTCTCCTTACGTGCTTCTATTGAATGTGATGGGCTACGATAGCCGCTAGTAATGATGAAGGGAAACCCGCAGGCTTCCCGAAGTTCATCTAGTCTGTGGATAAAGTCCACGTTCATTTTGTTTTCGCCGGTCTCTTGGCAGTTAAAGTCTTCTAGTTTAAAGTATTTAAATTCCATTATAGTCCTAACTCCTCTTTACTACCTATTTTAATTTTACTTCTAAATTCATTGCCGGGTATCTTAGACATGAAGTCTCTCAAGTATGAGTAGCGGTCACGATTTTCAGTAGTTCGCTCTTCGTCTTTAAGTTTTGCAAAGTCATATATGTCAGTTACAAATACATCATCTCCTTCTACTTCAACCTGAGCGCCCCCTACAGAGAACGCTGCTTCCTCAGTAGGAGTTAGCTCACCTTTAACAGCTCTAGTAAGTAAGCGGTCTCTAGTCCGTTGTTGAGGCATTCCTGTTTGAGCTACAACATTAGACTCTTTACTGTAATCGCCATAGTCAATATTAGTACGTCCAGACTTTACAGCATTCTGTGCTGCTATTTTTAATTGTGCAACAACTTCGGGACTATAATCTGCTTCTGTTTTATCTTTACCAAAAGGGTTTATATAAGACGCTAAGTTTTTAAACGTTTGACTATTAAACAAACCTCCGCTTCGTTGCTCCGCTACTTGACGACGTGTTCTACTTGAGCTTTTATTTTCAACGTTCTTTCTTAAAGCTCGAACAGTTCTTTTTCTTGAAGGAGGACGAGTTGCTTGTTCCTCTTGAGGCTTAGTCTTTTCAATTTCTTTAATAGGCTCAGCAGCTTTAACTGCTTTTGCTTGGGCTATAATTACTTCAGGTTCTTTTGCGCTAAACTTTAGTTGTTGGCCTTCATAGATTTTATTAACATCTTTAATGTTGTTTAGTCTAGCTATTTCTTCCATTGGAATGCCTTGTTTTTTAGCAATCCGTGAAAGTGTGTCACCGCCTTTAACAATATAACCGCCTTTAGCAGCACCGTGTCTTACATCTGTGGGGTCAAACGCACGAGCAGATACCGACTTAAACTGATTAGGATTGAAAAGAATGTAAGAGTAATCTGACTCGCCTTGGAAACCTATTTCTACTTCGTTTTTGTATTGAATAGAATCAAAGCCCATGTCTTCTAAAACTTCTCTGAACTCTCTGTTAATAGCATTTCTTTTAAACTCTTGTTTGTAAAAACCTACAACATCTGTAGCTTCTCCAACTGGAGGGTCTAGGAATAGACCTTCAAACTCTTCAGAGCGTTTAGTTAAGTTATCAAGTTTCTTTTGTTGCTTTGCAGTTATTTTAACACCTCTGCGCTGTATTTCTGGCAAGAAGTATTCATCAAATCCACCACCGGGAGTCAGGATTCTTTCTGCTTCCCAACCCGGAAGGTCAGATTCAATCAACAACGGATTTCTAATGTCAATGTAACCCGCATTCATAGTGATAGGTTTAATTTTAAGAAGCTCTTCGCCTTCTGCTGCTTCGCCACCAAAGTAACCGTACTCATCAATAGGCATATCATCTTCAATTTTAGTAGTGCTAGATAATACTGCTTCTTCTTCTTTTAACAAGTCTCTGTTACCAAAAAGCTCAGAAGAGCGGCTGCGGTCTAAAGACTGTGCATCTGCTTCAAGTTTAAAATCTTGCTTAGCTTTAGTGTTAGGTAAGCCTCGAATAGCAATAGTGTTTGCAGCTCCTTCAGAACCTACGTGTACGCCCACTTCTCTAGCAAAAGCAAAAGAAAGGAAAAACTGAGAACGCTGGAAGCTTGTTTCAGCTCGGAACACCATTCCTTTTTCTGTGGATTTTTCACGATACTTCTCGGCTGCGGCTATACGCTCGTTTCCAATAAGAGGTTCAGGGTACTTATCGTCTACTGTGTCTGTAAGTTTAGGAGCTTTAATTTTAGGAAAGTCTATTTCTCCACCGGCAGCCAGCTTAATAAGAACTTTTTCTGCTACCTTATCCCCACCTACTTCGCTTAGTTTATCCATACGCATACGAGCTGAATTAGAAATAAAGTCGTGCATAAAATCAAACGTATCGTTATCAAACTTTTGTTTTTGAGCAGCAGCTATTTCTTCTGGAGTAACCTTAATGTTTACTTCATTGTAAGCTTGCTTTAAGCTTCTGATTAATTCAGGAACAAGAAACTCTACTTCACCTTCAGGGTCGATTGTATTTCTACTGTCTTGAATAATTTTTAAAGCTTTGCGGTGCTCTTTATCAAAGCCCATGTCTTTTTGAGCTTGCGCCCAGTTTTCAATAGCTTCTTTTTCGCTTGAGCTTTCCATAGCTTTTTTCCACGACGGCAGTTTCTCAAGCTCTTCTATGCTTTTCACATCTCTTTTAATTTCATTAAAAACCATAGCATCTACAAACTCTAAACTTTCTAAATCAAAAGCATCAATATGTCCAGTAGCTTCTAACTCATCTAAACCTGAAGCAACTTTACTAGAAGTCATAGCTATTGTTTCTTCGTTAAAATAATTATCAGTAGCTTTAGAAATGTTTTCTGCAATTTCGTCTTCTAGTTCAACAGGTTTTTTAGCTTTAATTTTAGGTGGTAGTGTAGCTAGTTTATTACCTGCAAAATCTGTAATTGCATTTGTAATTGCTTTAGCACCAACATTAATAATACCACCGGCAGCATATCCCGGCAAAGGTACTTCTTTATCAAACTCAGGAATCAACCCACCAAAAGTATCTTCTTGAATGTTTCGAAGAGTCTTACGATAATGAGTAACTTCCTCATCGCCTAAGATTTGTTTGCCGAAGTATGTTCCAGAAACTAAAGGAACTTTGCCGCCTACTACAGGAACAATGCCCTGTTGAATTAAGTTAATAGCATCTGAAGTTACAGGGCCAAACGGCATACCTGCATAAGACAGAGAGCTTTGAGTGTACTTAGCAGCAGTCTTAGCTCTTTGGAAGCTATCGAGCAAGATACCGTTACCACCCCAACGAGCTACAGAAGCTCCTATGATTTCGTCCATGTCTTTGTTCTTTTCACTTTCGCCGTTAGTTCGAAGATAGTTAGTCCAACGAGCCATGCCGGTCATAATCAAAGCGGCAGGAACAATCTTACCTGCATTACGTATTGGGTCTTTAGTAAGTTGCTTAGCAGCGCCTTTAAGTACAGTGTTTGTAAATGCAGCCGGGTAGCCCATCAACTGAAACAAAATTGCAGTCTTTGGGTTAGAGTGCAGCAAAGGCTTCAAGCCTGACATTGCCGTAGGCTGTAAAACTACAGAGTTAGTGTAACGTGCTACGCCTCCTAAAACATCATCCTTATAAAAAGCATCATCCATTTTACCACCGGCATTGTACCAATCTACAGCCTTCTTATAATCAATACCTAACTCAGCCAGTTCGCCTGCTTTTGATTGCATACGACCAGTAAGCTGTCGGCTGCCGTTCTTAGCAAGAGCTTCGATGTTTTCGTTTATCAGGTGTTTACCGGCAGAAAAAGAAGTAGCCTGTACAAACTTAGTCCACTGGTCTAGCATGTTTAAACGAAAGAATTTGTTGCTTGCGTTTTGTAGACGTTCGTTTACTAATGCATCGCCTGACAGTCTATCGCCTAGCTGAGCCATCGCTTGGTCAACGTGAATGCTGAACTGTCGCATTTCTGACATAGCTTCTTTTACAGTTAAGTTATTATTCGTAACTAGTTTAGACTCTAAGTCTTTTGTAACATTCTTAAAGCTAAACTCCATAGCTTCACCTAGACCTTTAACAGAGTTACGCACACCGGCCTTGCCGACATTTAAAAATACTTCTGTCAAACTCGATACAGTTGCCAAGCCTAGCATAGCTACTCGGTTTACAAAACCATAAGCATCTACAGCATTTTGAGCCGTCTTACCGTAACGGTTTAAGCCTTCGCCGGTTGCAGTACGATAAAGCATTTCAAGTTGCTTTGCTTCTTTATTGGTAAAGGTTTCGCCTTTATCTTCTATTTCTTTGCGGATTCGATTAATGTAAAAGCCTTCAAACTCTTCAAAGTTTTTAACGCCCAGTACACGGTGCTTAGCAATAGACTTACCTGCTTGGAAAGTATATGCACTTAAAGAACCCAGAACGTCATCGTTTAGAAACTCTTGGAAGTCTGCATCGTTACCGATGTCGTTTAACTTACGCTTAGATGAAAAGAAGTAACCGCCTGAGCCGCCTTCGTCTACGTGGTTCTTAATATCCAACATAGAATCAACAGTTCTTCGAGCATCGCCCCTAGTCATTTTGCCTTTAGATTGCAGTAAGTCTATTAAACCTTTCTTGTTATTTTCAATTGCACTACGGTTCCACATACGAGGAACATAGTTATCAACCAAGTCATCAATCACACCAATTTTTTTAAGGTCAACACCCATATCAGAGTATAAGTCTTTTACGCCTTTAGCCGCCAAACGAATAGCTTTGTTTGTAGCTGCATCAAACTGGTCGTGAACAATGTTCTTAGTGCTTCGTACAGAAAGCATCAAAGCTTTGTTCATATCTTCAGCTAACGTGCCTTTTGCGGCATGTAATGAAATGTCTTCTACAATAGCTCGGAAGCGGTCATTGAATTTGCCTGTAACTTCACGCTGCACTTCTGACAAATCTTTTTCAACTACTTTGTCTTGAACTTTATATTTAATTCCAAACTCGTGGCTCAGCTTTTTTTGAAGTTGTGCGGCTGTTCCAGAAAGTTTAGTAAACGGCGACAGCACACCGGCTGCCTTGCCGTAGAAGTTACCGCTTAGGTCTGAAGCAATAGTGTACAGAGACTGCTGTAGTCTATTCTTAACACCGTCAACAGTATCTTCAGCGTCTGAAGCTGCTCGAATAGCTGCTAGGATTTCTTCTCTAGTCTTTTCACCACCGCCAAGGTCGTCAGCAAACTTTGAAGCTGCTGCGTCTAGTGCGTCGTCTGAACCATTTACAGTTTTAGCTGTTGCACCTTCAGGGCCGACAAGTCGTAAGGCTTCGTCTACTAAAGAACCGCCAGATGCAGGAATAAAATCACCCTCAAGTGCTTCTTCGTAAAGCTTAGAATCTTCTTCAGGAGTTCTAGGTTTTTTAGGATTTGTTCCTTCTCTAAAATATCTATTACTAATTGCACTTCCTGCTTTATATAATCCAGCACCAGCTAAAGCACCAATACCAACACCCGCAACAGTTTGACCTACGCTATACTCATCTTTTTGTCCGATTGCTAAGTCTAATTCTTGAGCAACGTGCATTCCTGCACCGCCGTATATAGAACCGATAGCTGCTGCGGCTTTAAGAGGGTTTTTTGTTTTAGTAGCAGCAGTAGCTTTAAGCGCATTAGTTAATGCTCCTTTTGCAGCTACTTGTCCGGCTTTACGTACAGCTACGCCTGTCGCAGCAGAAAGACCGCCAGTGACAGGAGCAGCCAAAAAGCTTGCAGCCAGTCCAGCAGTTTCAGGATTAAAAATTAAATCAGCGCCGTAGTCTACAAAAGCTCCTACATGCTCTCCAACTCCTGTAAGGCTAGATTGATTAAAGCGGTCTTGCATTAGTCTATAAGCAGCTTTAACTTCTTCTGGAGCATCTTTAAGTATATTAGCTTTACTTAGCGGAGCACCTATTCGCATGACATCGTCACGCAGAAACTCTACGACATCGTCCTGTTCGCCTATTGTAGACTGGTCAATAAGAGCAGAGCCTACGCCACGATGTTCAGAAAGATAGTCAGTAACTTTATCAAAAGCTACCTGAACTGATTCGTCGTTTTCAAAATCAGTTACTGTGTAGTTTGTAGGCGTTCGAGCATTTTCTGTTTGAAGTTTTTGGGATTCTGTAAGATATGTACTCGCACCAGTATCCATAGCTTTAAGTTTGTTAGCTAGTTCTATTGACATTAATTTTTATCCTTTAAATTATACAGCGGGGGAATGTCGGTCTGGACGTTTGCCGGTAGAAAAATATAGAGTTTTTTCGTCATCGGTTAAATCTGCAAGCTCGTCTTGCCCTAAAGTATAGCCATACTTTTCAGCGTAAGCATTGTAGCTAGACTCCAGCAGTTTCTTCGCAGATACCAGCTTTTTAGCATTATCTATACCATACTGAACAGGAGCATCTATGTTCTTTTCCAAGAAAGCTACACGTTCAGCATACTTACCAAGTAGCTTGTATTCTCGGCGCTGTTTAACTTCTGCTCTACCTGCTGTAGTTTTGCTTTTCTGTAATGATGTTTTCATTGGCGGAGCTTGTAAGGCTGATACAGAAGTACCCTGCGTAGGAATAGCATCGTCCATAACGCCAGTATCTTTATTCATGTCTGCGTCAATAGGGTTTGGCTTAAACAACTGCATAAACACTGCTTCTAAGTTTTCAGGAGTACCTGCTATACTATTATCGTTTAATACAGTTTTTACAGTAATGTGAAACTGCTTAAATTTTTCTCCAGTTTTATTTTCAAAATAATTAGTTTTTTCTAACTTGGCGTCAATAGCATCTCGACCCGGTTTAGTTTCTGAACGATAAGCGTTATACAAGCCACTTAAACTTTTTGTACCTACGTCAGTAAAGCCGTCAGTAATGTTTAGTTGCTGAGCATCTATAGCGTCTGACATTGCAAACATCGTATGATAAGGATTATTAAAACCTACTCCACTTACTACACGAGTACCGGGATTTTCAGCATTCTTTTTAATCATGTGCTGACCAATAATAGCAGCGTCCCTAGAAGTTGCCCAGCCTTCAGTTTTGCCGGTATAAATAACAGCACCCATCTGACCTGCTAAGTTATCATTAACGGACTCTAACATTTGTTGTCCTACTTTAGAAGTAGACTTGTGGGTTTTATTGATTTTTTCTTTAGCCGCATCCTGAACTATTTCTAAATCTTCTGCACTCATTCCGGTTAAAGCATTCTTACCTGCTTCAAAATATGTTTTATCTGTAGCGGTTTGAACACGAGATGAAAGAACATTAAAGTCATTAACAACCCTAGCAGACTCAGAAGTGTTAAACATAAACTGACCAGTTGTTGCGTCAGCAAAAATTTCCTTTACTCCTGAAACAACACCTTCTTTATTATAAGAAGTTTGCATCATATAAGAAACTTCTTCGCCAAGCGGCCCCTTCCTTGTTTTCACTTCTGAGTATGTGGGAGCTTTAGTTCCTAAATCTACATCGTCTAACAAGCCTTCTTTAGCAACAAATGTAGATATAGCACTGTCGCCTGTAGCCGCATAAGTTTTTTGGTAAGTCTTCAACTCTTCAGCAGTGTCTAACATTTTTTGAGTGCTATTGTGTAAATCGGTTTTAATGATTCCTGTTTTAGAACCAATAAAGTTTCCAATTATAGCTGATGCGCTTCCGGGCTTTTCTCTTTTTAAAGCTTCTAAATAAGCGCCCTTATCACCGCCAGTAGTTTTAAGAAAAGAATTTGTTTTCTCTAAGCCTGTAGCATGTTGTTCTTGAAGCGATTTAGCATACTTAGCTGTCAACTGTTTTTCAAGCAAGTCGTATTGAGTTTGATTATATGTTCCTGATGCGTATTCAGACTCCATAAAACTTTTAACCTGTGGAGATGCAAGACCTTGGAAATACATGTCTCGACCACCTGTAAAAGCGTTAGCATTTGCTTCAGTAGTAGTATATCGAGTTGCTGTGTCAGTAGCGTTAGAAACTCTAAGCTTGTTAGCCAACTGTGTTTCGTGGTTCAAAAACTGCTCTTGACGCTGCTCAATCATAGACTTACCAAGACCAATAGCAGCTTTTACACCTAGAGTTTTCCAAGCATCTTTCTTTGCTCTGCTTCTGTATTCTTTTTCTCTTTGGTCGTTACGCTTTCTAACACCCGCCAATAAGCTTTCGCCGTATTCTGTTGAACTCATTATGCTTGTCCTTCTGGTGGAGCCATTAGGCTTGGTTGCTGTTGTGGAGCTGGTTCTTCAGCTACTTCTTCTTCTACTGCCACAGGTTCTGCTGGCTTTTGAGGAGATAGTAGGCTTGTAATATCAGGAAGAGCATTTAACTCGTTTTCCATTTGAGGCGTTAAAGCGCCAGAAGGAACTCCGCCTTCGATACTATTCCGTAGCTTTTCTAGCTTTTCTTCTTCAACTTTAACTCCAAACAATTCTTCATCTTCGTCTTCATCGTCGTCTAAAGTAATTTGAATATCTAAATCTAATCTTTCAGCAAGAGCAATAATCATAAAAGCTGTAGGCTCAATCATCATCATCATTAAATCAGGATTAAAAGTACCTTGTTGAAACTCATTAAAAAGAATAACCTGAACAATACTCATAACTGGAATGCCTTTAGAAATAGCAGTCATGTACTTAGCATATTCTGCTTCTTCTGTAAGGCTGTCCCACATGTACTCCGAAGCTTCGTGAAAGTTAGTAAACTTCGGAGCCTGCTCATAAGGGTCAGGATTTGCCGGGTCGTTAGTCATAGACTGCCCCGGAATGGGGCGCATCATTTTAGATTTTTCTTGTTCATACGTTTGAAGTGCGTCCATTTTTTATTATCCTATTGCCGGTAGCATGGCGTATGAGCCTTGCATTCTTGAGTTGTAAGACTGAGCTGCATAACCAACAGGGTTTTGCATCATAAAGTTTTGAGGAGATGAATTATACTGATAAGCTCTGTCGTTTATTTCTGGAGAACCATAGTCTTGAATACCTGCCGACTGATAGCCAACAAAGCTATTGCCTCCATAGCTTTGTTCAACCTCTTCTGTACCTACAATTTTTTCTATTGCCGCAGTCTCTAAAGAGTCAACAGCATAATCTCCTAGTCTTTGTGGAATGTCAGCTATATATTCCTTCCCTCTTTCTAATGCTTTACCGGGAATTTCTTTAACAAAATCAACTGCTGAATCAAAACCTTTTTCTAGCAAGCTTTTATTAGATATTCTCATTCCTGATGCGTCGTAGCCTGCTTTAAATCCTGAACTTGTGGGGCCACCAGCAGGGCCACTAAAGTCAAAGAAGCCTTTCTGAGTATTTACATTAGTTACAGCTCCTTTTATATCTCCTATGTTCATTACTCCAGAAGGAGCTGTTGGAGTTGTAGTTGGCTTCACCTTAGCTATAGAACCCGGAGTAGTTCCTGAGCCTGTAACTGCTTTAGCGTTAGCAACCTGTCCAGAAATTACACTGCTTGCAGGCGCAGCTACATTGCCTATCATGTTGTTAAAGTTAGTCATTACTTTACCGGCGTTTGTCATAATTCCTTCCTCAACAACATTCCAAGCACTAGTAAAAGTTTTGTCTGTAATGTTTAGCTTACCGCTGGTAATAGTGTTAAGAAATTTTCCTGCGCCCGGTATTTTATTAACAGCAGCGCCAGCCATTTCACCTACAAAACTTCCGATGCCATCAGTAACAGTTTTAAAACTTGAGTGAGCCATCTTAGTAAAGTTTCCTGCGGCTTTTAGTACATGTCCAGCACCACGAACAATGGCGCTAGTGCTTCCTAAAAGTCCTGAGCCTGCTGCGCCTGCTGTGCCTGTTGAGCCTACAAGACCGCTAAATGCACCGCCTAGCGTTTTACCTAACGCTGCACCAATCCCCGGCAAGACAAACATCATAGCTATTTGACCTACGATACCAATCTTACCCATGAATTTACCAAACTTTTTAAAGGCTGACTTAATGCCTTTGCCAATACCTTTAAAAGCTGATTTAAAACCCTTTTTAATTTTTTTAAATGCTTTGCTGAAAAAACCCATTATTATACCTTTTGTTTATTTTTAAAGTTTTATTAATCTAAAATGTTTCGCAGTGACGAAATGTCTGCTGCATCTTGTACAGCCTCTTCATTACCAATAGCAGTAGCAAGTAACTGAGCTTTTCGCTGTTCTTCGTTTTCAAAACTTTGACGAATATAAGCGGCCTCGTCACGCAACTGCTGCCACACTTGAGTAAGTTCCTGAGATGTCAAGTTAAAAGACATCTGAGCGTTCTGTTGGTTTGCAGCATTCTGAGCAGCGGTATCAGCAGTATTGGCTTGTCGTCTCCACTGTACATTAGACTGCTCAACGGCCTGAGCGTTTGCAGCATTCCACTGGTCACGAGCAAGGTCTTGTTGTTCGTTAAACTTTGAAATGTCTTGTGCCATCTGGCTGTTAAACTTTTCAATGTCGTTTGTATTACCTGCTTTAATTGCTGCTTGTCTGTTTGCTTCAGTAGCATTAAACTGTTCGCGAGCTGCTGCCGACGAAGTATTGTACTGGTCAACCTGAGCACTTAGTTGCGCCATAAACTTATTGGTATCGTTTTCAGAAGCAGCTCCAAACTGTGCAGCAGCATTTTGAGCCGCAGCGTTACTAATTAGTCTTTGCTGGCTCATTTGAGCATTCATTACACTTGCTTGTTGTTCGTTGCTTAAATTAGCCATATCCATTTGCAGGAAGTTTTGAGCATTTGTAATGGCTAGTTTAGTAGCTTGGTCAGCAGTAGCTAAATCCATAGAAGCTAATGTAGTTGCGTTCTGCATAGCCGCCTGTTGCTCACCGCTAAACTGATTGATTTCCATAGTCTGCATAAACTTACTATTAGCTAACTGAGTCTGTTGGTCTGCATCAAACTTCTTAATGTCTAAGTTAGAGTTTACCTGAGCATTAAACATTGCAGTTTGTTGAGCATTTGACAGTTCTGCCATACCCATCTGCTGTGCAAGCTGTGCGTTGACCTGAGCAGCTCCCATCTTTTTCTCAAAGACTTGAAGCTCAGCAACATTTTCGGCACTCATGCTTTCTGAATCAGCTTGGTTCTTAGCCGTTAAGTTAGCCAGAGATACTCTTTCGCTTGTAGACAGCTTAGCCATATCAGCACGAGCACGTAACTCTTCGTTGCTTGACAAAATGCTTGTAGCCTGACTTAGTTCCTGTAGTCTAAAGCGGTTAGCTTCAGTAAAGTTAGCAGCGTCTGTAGCAGAACGGTCAGCAAGATTAGCCATCTCAATCTGCTGTTCGTTGCTAAGATTAGCCATTTCCATCTGTTGCGCCATGGCTGCATTAGTTTTCTTAAAGTCTAAAAGATTATTAAGATTAGCTAAACGAGTCTGCTGGTCAGCAGTCATGTTAGCTCTTGCCATAGTATTACGTTCACTGAGTTCAGTAAGTTCAACCTTTAAACTAGCATCAAGGTTGACTTCTTCCATACGTGCATTTAGCTCACCCTGCCTAACACTTCGAGCAACCTTAGCTTGAAGCTCTGCAAGTTCAAACTGATTCTCAGCCGTGAAGTTTGCAGAATCTGTAGCAGCTTTCTCGCTCAACATCGCAAGTTCCATCTGCTGTTCGTTAGACATATTAGCCATATCCATTTGCTGAGCCATAGTCGCATCAGTCTTACGGAAATCCATTAAGGCGTTAAACCTTGTTAGCTTTTCAGTCTGCTCCGCTGTCATAGTATCTTTAGCGGCTGCGTTTTGTTCTGACAAGTTAGCAAGCTCAATCTGCATAGCAGGGCCGAGGTTAGCTTTTTCCATGTCTTGTTTCAAGTCAGCTTGACGCATAACTTTATTTACTGTGGCTTCGTACTGTTTCAGCTTAGTCTGTTGTGCGGCGCTCAGGTTTGCTGCGCCTGCTTCGTTCAAAGCTCTAAGGTTAGCTAAGTCTTTCTGAGTATTAGAATCAAGAGTTGCAATAGCTGCTTGTTGTTTCTGTGCAGATTCTTGCTTAGCTCGGTCTTGAGCTAGTTGAGCGTTTGTAATTTTAGTTTGCTGGTCTTGTTGAGCTTCAGTCATAACAGCCTGTTGACTGAAAGAACCCTGCTGTACTTTAATCTCTTGAGCCATAGAAGCTGTTTGAGACGCAGCGGTTTGGCGGTTTGCCAAGTTCTGCATACGTACAGTCATAGTATTCTGAGCAGCCGCAAGGTTAGCTTGTTGTTCGTTGCTTAGGTTCTGCCTAGCTCTGTCCTGTAGTGCAGTAGCGTTACTCTGTGCAATAGGCAACGCACTCTGAATAATAGCGTTAAACATTGCATCACGACCAATACTAGAAGCACTCATGCCTCGTTTAGCTAAGTTAGCTTCGATAGCTGCAAGAGCCGGTCTAGCCCATGCAGGAGTCTTGCCTTCTTCCATGCCTGCTAACAAGCCTTCCATTTGTGTAGATACAAGAGCTTCAGTAGGTAGTGCTGCAACAGCCGCAGTAACTTGAGGGTTTGCATTAGTATCTACCTGAGCTATTACAGTTGCAGGGTCTTCAGAGATTGCGGCAGAAACTTCAGCAGGAATACTGGCTACAACAGCCAACATATCTGCGGCAGCTACGGTACGGTCTCCGCCGGTTACTGCGCTCATTTGAGCTGCTTCAAAGGTAGGGATACCGCCAATTTGTGACGCATTACCTTGAGGTGCTTCGCCTAGAAGAACTTCACGACCTTCAAGGTCAAGCGCCGGAGCATCGCCAAGTTCTTGAGCTACTCGTTCTGCTGCTTCGCCCACCTGTGCTACACGCTTTGAAGCTACTTCAAACTCAGGAGTATCGTCAATTTCTGTTTTACCGCCTTCGGGCTTAAAGTCTGAATCAACAGAAGTTCCTTCAGCCGCTGTAGCAAAGTCAGTCGGCTTACCTATCATCTGTTCCGCAGTACCTTGAGCCGCTGTGCCTTCTTGAGCTAAGCGTGTTTTAGCAAGCTTATACTCTTCCATGTCTTCAAGGTCTACGCCACGGTCTTCTGCAATGTCCATAAGGTCTGAAAGTTCTTGCTCACCAATTGTTTGACCTGCACGGCTTGCAGCTTCTGGGCCGTCTACTTCGGCTACTTTCTTTGCGCCTGCTGCATCAAGGATTCCAATGCGTTGAGTCTCTACTGCTCTAATTTGTGAATTATAATCGTGCCTAGCTCTGCTAGCAGCGTTCATAGCTTCTTCGTCTCCGCTTGCTTTAGCAGCTAAAAGTGCTTCTTCTAGTTCAGCGTATTTAGGGTCGTTTTTTCTGTTTTCAATCAACCGTTTTTTTCTTTCAGCTACTTCTAAATACTCTGCGCTTTCTTTAACTTGTGAATAAGCACTCATTGCTGTAGCTACTTCAGTTTGCGCTTGACGTTCAACTTCTGTACCCTTAGCAGCTTCAACGGCTGTTGCGTCTATATCAGCAGCCTCGGCGGCCTGAGTAAGCGCAGGAGCATCAGCAGAAGCTGTTTGAGTTACAGTACCGTCGGTAGCAGCGGTAGCTGTAGTTGCAGCGGCTTCTGTAGCAGTAAAGCCTTTAGCGTCAATATCTTCAGGAGCATCAGCACTTGTTCTGTCTTCCCAGTTTCTTAAAGCCTCCTTAAACTGTTCTTCCGCTGTTTTAAGTATATTTCCATCACCATCTAATTTGGCTTCAAATCTACTTCTTATAGGCTTCCGCTGTTGCTGAGTTGCTGCCTCCATCTTCGCCGCTGTTATTTCGTCTGGCCCTGCTACTTCTTTTGCCTTTCCTACGCTTTCAACTTTACCAGATGTAGTAATTGTTCCTCTACCAGTAGCTTGGTTATCGTAACTGTTAAGGGCCTGCTGGTATCTTTCGTCTTGTGTTTTTGTTACATTACCTTCAGCGTCTACTAAATCTGTGAAATTTGCTCTTAAAGGGCGTTCCGCAGTTATTTTCTCTGCTTGCATCTGAGGAGCAACAACATCTGGTCTGTCTTGATTAATACCTGTAGGTGCGCCAGAATCAGCTTTGTCAATTACGGTGAAGTCTGAACTTCCTACACTCCCTTCTACTTGGTCATTTTTATTCACATTGCCACCTGTATTGTTGTTGTTGTTGTTTCCGCCAGTGTTACCAGTGTTACCAGTGTTACCAGTGTTACCAGTGTTACCAGTGTTATTATTGTTGTCTGTGTAATCATCAGGGTCAAAATTCTCGAAAGCGTCTAAGTCTGAATCGTACTTCTCCCACGATTCTTCAACCTTGTTCCATTCGGACATTGCATCTAGTTCTCTTCGGCGAGCTACTATACAAGCTTCACGACTTGAACCTTGTTTGTCACTACAACTACGAGGCGTATTAGGTTTTGTATACTTTGCTGTTTCAGGTTCAGTAGGTTTTTCTATTACTGCTTTTTCTGTAGATGTAACTGAGGAACTTTGATATGCTTTTAAATCTTTTTCAAATTGAGAGTAGTCGGTATCGTACTGTGCTTTAGAGTCGTCATAAGCTGTCCACTCTTTAACAATTGGGCTTTTATTATAGTCAGCCAGTGCTTCATTATAACCCTTATCGCCTCGACTACCAGCGCCGTAAGAGTCCCTTTGAGGCTTAGTGGGTCGAGTGCCTTCAGGTGCTGTAGGCTGAGTAGGCTCAGTAGGCTCTTCTATTACTGTTTTAGATAAAGCTGTAGCCTGCACTCCTTCATTCTTAGCCACTGGAGTAGTAGTTTCAGGCGGAGTCCAATTGTTATGTGCGTTCATTGCAGCATTATAACCGGGGTCTCTTGCGCCAAGTGGGTAATCAGCAGAATTTGGTTTTGGTGGCCTAGTAGCAGGACTTACTGCCGATGCAGCCATGCGCTGAGGAGCGTTCCCTTGTAGTTGTTGGCCTTGAACGCCCATCAAAGATGCTTCCGTAAAGCGAGGCTGTGGCGCAGCTCCTCTTTGTCTTGCCGTCATTTCGCTGCCTAGCTTTTCTAGCAACGCTTTAGATTCTGAGTCTTGGCCTTTAGAAGCTTCAAGTTTCTGTAAAGCTTCTTGGTATTCAGGAGACTCCATTGTAGCTTGATTTTCTGCGTTGACTTGCTTCATTGCTGCTTTTTGTTTGTTTGTCATCCACAGTGGCATACCGTCGTCTGGACGCTGAGCTGAAGGGGCCGGTTGATTTTGTCGAGCTTGAAAATCAGCCATTAAGCTTTGAGTTGTGCCGTCTGCTAACGGTCGCTGTTGTCCGGCAGGCGTTTGTTCAGGAATCTGCCCTCCAACTTTGTTCTGTTGTGCGCTAAGGCTATCCTGTAAAGCTGACATTGCGTCGCTAGACGGTAACTCTGCCGGAGTCTGAGAAGACGTGCTAGAGTTAGAAGTTCTATGAGCGTTAGCGGCTGTTCGGGCTGCCGACTGGTTCCCACCAAAACCGCTTAGAACAGATTCCGCCGGGCCTGCAACGCCTGTACCCGGCTTTGGAGGATTAGCGGCTGCTAGGTTTTTTAGCGCTTCTGGGTCAAGCAATCCACCTTCAGATAACTTTTTGCGTAAATACTTACTTGCTCTGCTCATTTATTTTTTCCTTTGACTAAGTTCTGAACCGTCTCAGATTCAAATATACGAATCCCTAACCATACAATAGTGAAGACAGAAGCAATAGGCGGCAGCCAAGTTGCTAAGGCCATAACACCTGTGGATGCTGCTGCAATGTCTACTACTTCTTTGCCTTCTTCAACGGTCATGGATTACTCCTTAGTCTTCTAATTCTAGGGCTAGGTTATAAGCTGCAAAAGCTGCAACTACTTCGCTTGTGTGTACTACTGCACAAAGAGCTTGCACTTCAGCTGACTCACCACTGTAGTCGTCACCCGCTGAAATTACTTTGCGGCTGTAGCCTGAAGAGATTTCAACGCCATCATCAATGATTGCTGTCTTGGTGCGTACCTGTACGGCCTTAAACTCGCCAACAATTTCAATCTTATCTTCTGTAATTACTTTTTCTAATGCCATTATATATATTCCTGTCTATGCCCAGCATCCACTGGGCGTATGGTTAAGTTAATTTCTTATACTGTG